TGGTTTAACCTCGTCGGTAGAAACGATTACTGTATTTACCTTCCCACGTCAAATCTAGAAGGTTTATTGGGAACGGAGTGCTGCCAATAATCCTGATCGAAGTATTCCTATTACGTTGATAAATAGGAACAACGTGTAAAGAGTTAGAGGAAAGGTTAACGTTGTTTAGCACATAAGTGTTAGGCAGAGTAGTAGACACGACATTCTCCCACGTAGGAATACCAGTCAGATCTACCTCGTAAGTTACAGGACCGCTAAGACCTGTAGCCACATTGATGCGGTGAATAATAAGATCAGCGGTTTGATCACTGCTAACAAATCCTCCTTCAGATTTAGTGGAGAAGAATTTAGGCAGTTCGATGGACATTTCATATTGGTATCCAATGATTAGATCCCGTCCACGATAGTCACCGTCAATGTCTGCATAATAAGCACCTGCAGAACCTGCAACTGTTGGCTGTAGAACAGCACCAACGGATTGACTGGAAGTAACGTTACTACCTCCAATGTAACCACCAAGCGCAACAACTACAAAAGTTTTCCCGCTTACATGATCATACGGTAGGAAGACTCTGGTTTTATCGGTATTAGAATCATATGTCCTGTAAGGATTGATAGACCAATAATCCAAAAACACGTCTGTCTTCTCACCAGTTGGCAGAGTCAAGAACCCCTCATCACTGGACTGTCTAAGGTTAAAGGATTGAATTTCAACGTTAGAACCGTTAGCTACGACAGCGTAGTAGGTGCTTTGATCAAAAAACTGATCAAGTAATGTCCCAGTTAAGGTCCACTTATACCATGACTGAACTCTACGTTCAGCTAGTTGTAGGAACCTGTATTGATATACAGTGCTGCTTCCAATTGTCCCTAAAGAGATAATGGATGAGGCAGCAGAAGAGATGAAACTATCAATAGTGCTAGGAACCAACTCTGGTATGTTATATGTTAGTTCCTCAGCATTAGGTGGATTGTCTCCACTAATATCAAGCAAACTAAACAGTTTTGTATAAAGAGCGGTTTTAGCTATGAAGTTAGTAGAGATGCCGGTAGACACAGCCTCAACATCAGCCTCACACTCATACGACGACAACGTGTTGATCTTTGCCGTTTTAGGACTGAGGATGTCTGAATCAGTACTAAGCAGGAACTGCTCAGTATTACCAAACAAAATCAAACCAACAGCAGTAGGACGCACGTAGTTCAAAGTAACTGGCTTAGCAGTTGATGCCGAAATATCAATCGGATCATCATCTGTAGCAATTAACGCAGTAGTGTTGAAGAAGTTAAACAGGTCACCTGCTCTACTCATTGTCACTGTTTCATTAGACAGGAAACCAAGCCTATTCCTGTAAAGGAACATGTGCTTAATCTTTGCACCAATAAAACTTGGATCAGGATTAGTGGTAAGATCACCAATAATACGATCATCCCAAGTAACTGGTTCGTAAGTAAAAGAACCATCAGCTTGACGAACCAGCTGATGTGGCATAGTCAGCGGATCTAAATGATACGTAATACCTGGTCCAACACTTTCTTCCCAAGTACCAACGCCGTAACCAGCGCCTGCTGAAGTATTAAACTTCAACCACATATCATCAATATCTAGTTCAGCACTATTAACTACTTTGACAAGGTAACCGTCTTTTGCTTGAGTAGGTAAAGATGCAACAGTTGAAACAGCATCTTGGAAAGCGTACAACGCATTCTCAGATGGACCACCAACTACAGAAATAGTAAAAGCAGCAGTACAACTAATGTACATGCCAGCACCAACTTTTACAGCAGTGTAAGTTTTACCACCAAAAGTTTGGCCATTGATGTCACCAACAAGGTCATCAAGAATACCATCTACATCACCACCTTGACCAGCGTTGTGAGTACCACGTTCAGTACCATCAAGATAAATACGGTAGTGACCAGAACCCACAACAGTTAGTATAACCATAGCCTCGTGCGGCTTGGCTGCAGTAGTTGTAGGATCCATAGCGACTGTCTTACCTTTGTTTAAAACGAAGGTGTAGTCATTAAGAGTCAGAACTTCTATGTCCTCAGGATCAGCATCCTTAAGATAAGCATCAGCAGGTACAGTGGTAATAGCACAATCTGCTATTTCAGTATTGTAAAGACCAAGCTTGGTTACTTCATCTGCTACAGCATTGTCGTAGTTAGTCTGTGCTGTATTCATTGCAGCAAGAGCTGCTGCCAACTGAGCAGCTGTATGAGTAGCAGCTACTTCATGAATCGCTGTAAAGATCCTGTAGCCCTGTGCAGCAAGCTTTGGATGCTCTGAGGTACGTTGAGTGCCAAGGCTATATCCAGAGGGCAAGGAGGCGCTTGTAGATACCACTGTGTCGGCGTTCTTAACTGTATAAACACCCGCTTCATTTTGAATGATACCTGAATACAAATATACTTCATAGAATGAAGTGGACATTGAAGAAGGTGAGTAATTATATTTTACATCAAACAGTTCTTCGGTAGTAGTGTTTTGTCCAGCTAATGTTTCTGAATAAGTCGATTGTGCATTATTCAGTTCAGTTAATTTAGTTTTAGTAAAAGTGACAGCAGTGTTGTAAGCAGTAAGAGTTGTTTTTACATCTGCAATAACACAAGTACCAGGAACACCTGTGTTGCTCCCCATGTTAACAGCATGTGGGGAACCATCCAACAAGCTCCAAATACGAAACGTGTTAGTTGAATATTGTGCAACGTACTTCTCTTCTGCATCCCTAAGAATCGAAAACCAACGACCAGTGGTGGTAGCGTTTGTCAACGACTCAGTAAATTGACCACCAGGACGCTTCAACATACCTAACGCAAAGTCAGGCAATGTATTCACAGCATCTCGGACTTGACCGGGAAACTTCCTGCTATCAGGCTGTTGTGAAATACCAAGAAATAGGTTTGGGATTCTTTGGGTAAGTGTGCTCATCTCATCAATGCTTGGAAAGGTTGATAGCTTGTATAGTAATTGTGACCGTTCTTAAACCCAAACATTGAGTAATCCCCTTGGTTGCATTCATATTCAATGGCTGCAGCACGGGTATTGATTTCCTGTTCGGCAAGAAGTTTGTTAATTTCTTGATCACCAATTAGCTTGGTAGCACACATACGTGCAGCACGGGCTACGATATAAGTTTGAATAGCAGGAGGTACATCAATAAAATCGAAGTACCAAGTAAGGTCTACATGAATATTCTCAGTAAACTCAAAAGTGTGGTGAAGTCTGTCGTACAACTTGCCATTACGACGAATGATGTCGTAGTCATTTTTATGGTGCTCCACGTTTGCATCCATTTGCAAAACGTTGTACGGATATGCGATTTCGTTAGTGGTTGAATCAGGAACCATTTCGTAATCCACTTCTGTATTAAAGATCCAACCTTCAGATTGGATTTGTCTGTTGACCTCACGAAGAGTATTCAGAACAATGGATACCTCTGGGTTCTGTAGATCCAACGTGGTGACAGGTGCCTGTCCCACAGAGCTTAATATTTGATTAACAGCATCCAGTTCGGTGGACACAGCATATGTAGGAAAGTTCATAGTACCTATCACAAGGATTAAAAAAAAGGGACTCCGAAGAGTCCCCGTATTGATTATAAAAAATCAGAAAGCGGCAGGCTTAACAGCGGTGCCAGCGAACAGCTCAACACAAGCAGCAGGGTTCAGGTAGTCAGCACCCATGGCCAAACGACCCAGGATGACGTCTCCTTGATAAACCACCGACACGTCTCCGCTGGTGACTTGCACCTGGGGACCGACGGCTTCAACCACACCAGCACCTTCACGTTGGAAGATGAGGCCACAGCTGTTAGCGAATTCAGTTTCTTCACCGTACTCGTTGTTGATACCGGTAACATCGTTAGCAGCATCCTCAAGAGCTTCAGACACGAACGAACCGGTGTTGCCGGGATCGGTGGTGCCAGGGTTGGTAGCAGAACCAGTGCCGTACTTCGTACCATACTGGCTGAAGAACGGAATGTTCATGGACTTGTAGATCTTGATACCGGCGATCTCAACGATGCCGTTACCCTTTTGCAGAGCGTCACCCTGCTCGTCACGGTTGATCAGACCGTTAGTACCGATAGCTTGGATCAGTGCGTAGTACTGACGAGGGTTCAGTACAGCAACGCGGCCATCACCAGACACGCCCTTCTCGTCAAGTGCAGCAGCTGCATCGTAGAAAGCGTTGACCAGGTTGGTCGAGTTGTAAGCGTCAGAAGCGTTAGCGGTAGAACCCACGCGGATCTGAGTACCACCAGGCTCAACAAAGTTAGCCTTGGTGATGGGGGATGCAGCACGTGCACCACGGGTCAGAGCGCGGAAGATCAGACGATCGTACTTCTGAGCCAGAGCATAGCCGATCTTACGGGAGATCTCAGAACGTAGATCATAGTGAGAAAGAACTTCATCAAGCTCATAGACGAAGGCGCTGGAGATCAGAAGGTCATCAACAGTGATGGTCTTCTCGGCCACCGGAGGTGCACCGTCGCTGTTACCAAGAATAGCGTTGCCAGGAGTATGGAACTCAGCAGTAGTGCGACCCGTGTAGATGAACTGCATTGATTTGCCGTTCTTCAGGGTACGCTTCATAACCAGGTCACGAGCAATAGCTTCGCGCTGGAAACCTTTGAACATCTCGCCGCTAAAAAGCTTGAGATACAGAGCGCGGGCGTCACCCGCACCATTGGATTGACCGCCACGAGTCAGGCTCGTGGTCAGACTAGAAGATTGATGTGCCATTTTAAAGGAGTAAAGTTAATGTTAGACTTGCTCCCAAACGTTTGGAAAAAAATTGTTCAGTTTTTATTGTGGTCTATCCCACCGTCTAGACGGCGAAGGGTATCTCCGTAGAGGCCAACGCCAAGGAAGGGAGAGTCCGACTCTGAGGTGCTCTCCCAACTATTTACTCAGGTTCTTCCTGAGTCTCTTCTTCAGTTTGAGGTTCTTCTTCTTTTACTTCAGGCTCAGGATCGTAACGAGTTACAAAGGCTTGAAGTTTAGAGGATTGATGAGCCATTAAAATTTAGTGGCGTGAGAAGTATAAACAATGCCGCGATACTTAAGCTTGGCTTCTTTTGCAGCAGCCTTTTGCTCCCGAACACGGGCATCCAATTCGACTTGAGTCATGATCTTAGATGAAAGTACCTAACCCCCGTTCCATGATTAGGTGACATGCGTTCCCGTTTTTGCGGGCGACT